ACCCAAATGGAAAAAAAATTGTTTTTATCAGTGAAAAAGGAAGCAATTAAAATTAGTGGAATTTTATATGCCCCTGCGAATTTATTGCGGTTAAATGTGTATAAAGAACTGTCTCGCCCCGAAGGCGAAGTTGCGCGCTGGGAAAAAATATTTAAACGTCTTGCTTTGTTAAATAAGCATTATCCTATTAAAAAACAAAGATGCGAATCTGTAAAATTTATGCGCGATTTTGAAGGCGATAAAGATTTATCCTTATCTTTATATGGATTGGTTAAAAAAGCAATTATTGACCAAGGGTTGGTTTTTTTTGGCGGATATGCATGTGAATTATATGGAAAATATCTATCAATTAAACAACAAAAAAATAAATCAAGTAATCCAGATTTTGATGCCTTATCCGAAACACCCGAAGAATCCGCAAAATATATTAAAGAACAACTTACTTCGGCTGGCGTTAAAAATGTTAAAATTTATAAAAAACCCGGAGCAGGTGAAATCATTGCGCCACATTATGAAATCGCAGTAGGCAATCAATCCGTCTGTTTTATATATGAACCATTGGGATGTCATAGTTATAATACACTTAGGGTTAAAAATGATACAGTAAAAATCGCCACTATTGATACTATGTTAAATCTCTATTTGGCTTTTATTTATGCCGACCGACCATATTACGAAAAAGACAGAATTTTATGTATGGCACAGTATTTATTTACAGTTCAGTCTAAAAATAGACTTGTTAATAAAGGATTATTAAAACGATTTAATTCTGAATGTTATGGCACAGAAACAATTTTACAAACAATACGTGAAAAAAGAGCAGAAAAATTTATTGAATTAAAACCTAAACGCGGAACAAAAGAGTATGATGAATATTTTTTAAGATATACGCCTGGAGAGAAATCAATAAAAAAGAAACAAGTAAAAACCAGTAAAATAAAAGGCACCAAAAACAATAGAAATAAAATGAATAAAACAAAGAAAAAGTGGTTTAAGATATTTTAAAATTTCTTATGAGTTTTATTTTTACCCTTTTTATTTTTCTTAATCGTTTTCTTATGTTTATGTTTATTATTCTTTCTTACAGGTTTCGTATGGTTTTTCTTATCAGTCTTGCGTTTGATAGTTTTTCTGCGTTTCATAGTCTTGCATTTCATACCTCTCTTCTTTTTTCCACCGCTCATAATGTCAATTGTTTCTGTTATTTTATCAATAATATCTTGTTCTTCTAAGTATTCAAGATATTTTTGTCTTACCTCTTCTTTATTATTAAATTCTGGATTAGTTTGAATGTAATTCTTATAACCTTCCAAAGTAGGTCCAGCAACATCTGTTACTGATTCAAAATATTTTTGAAATAATGAACCAGTAACCGCATTTTTTAAAGTTTGAAGTTTTTGTTCTTCTGTTTCTTCATCTATTTCTATTGGATAAAATTGCACAATTGCCGTTCTAATTGATAATAACATTTTTTCTAAATTACCATTAAGACAACTTGCGATAAATCCCATATCGGAGCGTTTTGTACGATCAAATGTTTCTAATTGTTGGTCATATCCTTCAATAAACTCTTTAATATAGTTTTGTGCCCATGCGACTTGTATCTGAATAGGCAATGATTCAATAAACATTATAAACAATAATATATTCTTTGGAACGCCATTATGAAGTGTATAATCAAAACGTGGATGATACATAATCCCTTCTTCACTATTAAAAACCGCATGTTTTATTAATTGTTTTCGTTTTTCAATATCATTATATATATGTGTCCACGAATCAGCAGTTTCGTTTTCATTATGATTTGATAAAAGGGTTAATAGTAAATTATATAGCATCATCGCAAATTTTTCTAATTTATCTTTTTCATGTATAACCACTCTTCGCGTATGCGTGTCATATTCGTCAGAAAATACTTCATCACCTACACTATCCAAAAAGGTTTTAAATAAGTTATCAATATCTAACATGCGTGATAATTCATGTACAGCCATACACGCAGGCACAGTTTCATATACTATTGCTTCTTCACTTTCTGGATTAGGCACTGATTTGCTTTTAAAAATTGTTCCGATATGAGGTTCATTCACACCAACTTGCTGCCAAATAGATAGGGCTGTCTTTCCAAGCGAGGCTATACCGTACCATTGATGTAACATCATTTGACTAAGCGGGATTTTCATATTAGTTATTTTTGGTGTTAATAAAGATACAATATCTTCAAATGTATAATTTTGACCATCCATGTCATTAATTTTTGCAGTTTTACTAATTACTAACGGAGGAAGTATTAACTCTTCTAATTCATTTCCTACTTGCATTGACAACAACTCTTCTAATTCATTTCCTACTTGCATTGACAACAATTGTTCAGCTTTTTCAGCTAATTCATCTTCAATTCTATAATCTATTTTTTCTTCCGATTCATAAGATACACCACTAGCCTCATATTCAATATCATCCTCATATTGTTCCCTATTTGCTTCAATAAAATTATCATCATAAATTGCATCATCTAATAACGCTCCATAAATTTTCGTATTTTCATTTATTATACAGTCGGTTAATGTTACCGAAGATAAATTCGTATGTCTAAGGTCCGCATCAGATAAATCTGCACCAGTTAAATCGGCTCCACTAAAATTAGAAAACTTTAAATCTGCTCCAACAAATGATGCTTTTCCGATAATAGTGGCTACCGAAAATTCAGACCCACGTAAATCTGCGTTATTAAAATTAGCAGCATTTAACTCCGCGTCAGTAAAATTTGCTCCAATAAGTTTAGCATTCACAAATTGCGATTCATTCATATCTGAGCCTGAAAAATTTATGCCAGGGTAATTTGTGTTAGTTAAATTAAGATTATTTAAATTATACCCACTTAAATTTTTTCCATTCTGAAAAATCTCTTGCATTTTTTCTCCTTCGTTACCATATAAATCTTTATCCGTGAAAGGAGTATAGTTATCTATTGTTTTACTGAGATTAAATAATATTTTATTAATTACCATATTCTCTTGATCATCAAACATAATATCATTAAAACGAAGAGTTAAAACAGGATTAATATCATGTTTCTTTTCTAGCTCCGCGAAATCAATATCTGATTCATCCTCTAAAGAAATTGTATAAAATTCTGTTTCTTTTAATCTCTTAAATACAATATTAGGATTTGGAAATTTTTGTTTAAATATTTTGATAATTGCGTCATTTAATTTATCTGGGTCTAAAACTGTTCCTATTCTGCCCCCTACATTTGACTCAACTGAATTTATAGTTGCGTAAGATTGTGATAGAAAGTTAGAAAAAAATGTAGGTGTAACTAAAAATAGCATTATATATTATATATAATTTAGTAATATTTTTATTATATTAATAAAAATATTACTAAGTTAAAATAAATGAACCATCCTCATTAAATAAAAATTTAACTAAATTTTGAATTTATGTAATTATTAAAGGGTATAAATTAAGTTACGCGACGACACGCTTTAAAATATCTTTTAATAAACATTTACTTGTATTTACCATACCATTATACATTAAAGAATCTGTTATGACTGGTGATAAGGAATTTTTTATTAAAACCATAGAATCTAACAGAGTAAATAATATATAAGCAGACATCTCTCTTCCTCTTAATAAAATAATATCATTATATCCGCGTTTACTAACATAACAACACATATCAGATTTTCCTGTTGTAAAAAAATCATTGGCGTCAGAAACCCCTGACAAGAGCCGAAAATGTATATTTGCTTCGGATTTTAGTATAAATGACCTAGACAATTTATTAAAAGTCAGAAGTTTTATGAAAAGTGATTCACCGTCATTAAATATATGTGGAACGATGCCATCAATATAATGTTCATCGCATCTAGAGTTGCCGTCAATTATATATGGAATATGACATGTCCTTAAAATACATTTAACTAGATGGTCTTTATTCGTAAATTTAGAAATAACCTTCTTTTTATTTTTACTGGTATCGTAATAATTAATAAATAATTTATTATCTAATGCTGAAATATCAATATTTTTCTTATTAGCATTAGCATTAGCACTATCTCTATCATTCACAATTGTATCTAAAAATAATTCATCTACAAAAACAGATAAACTATTTTTTAATTCAATAAAATTTAAAGTTTCTTTAAAAGATTGCATCATGTTTTCAAAATATTTAATACCTGATTCTTTACAACCAGTGATATACCATAAAGCTATTAAAGACCCAGCACTACAACCAGAAATTTTATTGATTTTTATTATCTTGGCTTCTTCTAATGTTTTTATATATAATCCGACTCCAGAAGCAAATCCACAATTAAAAACACCTCCATCAAAAATTAAATTTAATTCTTTTGGTAAATGCGTTTTATCAACATTTTGAATTAGAGCTTTTGTGTATTCTTTAATTAGGACTGTATTATTCATTATTATATATTAATATTAATACAATAATGAAATTTTTAGCGTATTAAAATGAAAAATGTTTAATTCCCTTTGTCATTAGAAAATATAATCCAGAAAACATTAGACTATTAAGTATATATCCCGATAAATTATAATTTCCATCTTTATGAAAGAGTGCCGGAATATATTTAAATATATTTTTTCTTACGACCGGCAATTGAAAAAGAAAATAAAGAACCGCGATTAATATTGGTATCTGCATTTCATTATAAAGTTCATCAATTGAATCGGTTTTAGTTTGCCTTCGCGCATTTTCTCTAATAATATCTTCGCTGGTTTGGTGGTTTAATATATAATCACCTCCACCCTGATCACTCGGTATAAAATTAGGTTGCATTTGTGCGTCCTGTGTTAAATGTTCTTGGCTTTGCGGAATGTCTCTAGAGGGCAAACTCGTCATACCGGAGGCGCTGGCTTGTTGTAAGCCAGTAACAAACTGATTTAAATTTCGCTGATTAACTGCCGGGTCTTCCTCACGCGATTTTTGAAGATATTGTGATGGATTATCTACACGCTCATTTTCATTCATTTCTAATTGAATATTATTTTGTGTTTGCGGCGAGATTGGTAGTGAATCAATACTTGTCGTTCCATTATCCATATTTAATATATTATTCGCATTAAATATATTAAACAAATTACGCAAAAGATACTTCTTTTTCAGCCATACCACATTTCATTGACTTTTCATTAAATTTATAACATTTATTATTATAACTATAAGTATGTTCTTTAATTTCTTCTAAGGAAGGTGCTTGAAAAACAATACAATTTCTATCCTTACAAACCTTTCTAAATAAACTCGCTAATCCAAATCCTAATATTATTGAAATCGCATATTTACCATTGTTTGTATGCATACTTTTTAATAAATTTTTTATCATTATTGATATAATATAGTATCGGAAAATAATATAATAAATAATTTTAATTTAATACATTTCATTTTAATACATTTCATTTTGATAATTTCATTTTGATACATTTCATTTTACACCTTCGCACATTTAAAACGCCGATTATTTGAAGAATAAATAATTTAAATTTCAACATATTCCAACCACTCGGTTAATTGATTACCAATTAAATATAATGTAGTTAATTGTATTAAATGCCCTATCTCTACTGGCAATTGGGTTAAATTAGATTTTGCTGGTGATTCTACAATCAAAAGCGTATAAGTCATATTACTGCTAATATATATATAGAAATGTTGATTAATTCTTAATTAATTATTGTCTATTTGCCATACCAGAATAAGACCCACGACCTGGTTTTCGTTCATAAGATATCCCTCTTCTTCTTCCTTCCAATTTTTCCCATACACCTATTTCTTTAAATAAATCATTTATATCGTTATAATTATAACTCATTGAACGTAAAATTTCATATGCCTTTCCTTGTCCTATTTTTTTACCATTTTCAAAATGGTTACCAAGTGCTTCTTGAACATCAGGCATAAGAGAATATCTAATTAATTCGTGTTCTTCAGTTTCAAAAAACCCCCATTTATAACCACCTCTAGAAAATTTATTTTTTTTTGTTTTATTATTTTTTTTTGTTTTATTATATCTTTTAGATTTTACATTTTTACTTTTACGAACCTTTTTGTTTTTAGAAAAGGTTTTTCTAAATCTTCTTTGTGTATATTTCATTATAATATATAAAAAGATAAAAAGATAAAAAATAAAATTATAAGTTTTATTCTGAACCAAAACTATTTAAATCGGCGCTTTAAATGTCCAAAGGTGTAATACATTTCATTTTAATTCATTTCATTTTGATACATTTCATTTTAATATATTTCACTTTAATACATTTCACTTTAATACATTTCATTTTTGAACAGGTATTGTTTTAATAAGCGAGTGGTTTGATGGGCACTTTACTTCCGTTGCTTCAAACTGAAAACAATTATCAGCTTTATCTTTATACTCAATGTGTCCTACATTATCGGGTGTCGGATAGACATATATAATAGTAGGGTCAGGGTTAGACAAATAGACAAATAATATTCCAACGGCAATGCTTATTAAAAATACCTTGAGAGAAATATAATGAAATATCATATATAATAATGTTTTATTATATAATTAATTAATTAATTTTAATTTCTA